ATTGGCATGGAATATCACATTCCCACTCCCACGATTAACTCGGCGGTGAATACACGATTCACGAGTCGTACGGTTAAGGCGGTTAATACAGCCAATCATAAAAACTGTGCCATCGATTTTACAGTCGCTGTGGACGCACTTCGTTTTGTGTTCGCGACATCCCTCCTCGAGGGTTACGATCTCATGGAGACTCGGCACGTGTCTAATGAGAGTATCAAGCAGGCATGGTCTTCGGGTACTATCATCGAGTGTCCAATGATTGGTGAGGATTACCGCACCATCATCGAACAGACGGCTGAAAACGCACGAGTCATGGTGATGTATTGTGTTGCAGCAGGTATCCCATGCCCCGCCGTGCAAGCCGCACTTTCCCAGTATGATTTCATTCATGAAAAATCGACATCCATGAAGTTTATCATGGCCCAACGAAACTACTTTGGTCAGCACGAGATGATGGAAGCATGATCCCATAGATAATCAACTTCCTTCTCTTTCAGGAACATCTTTCTGTTTCCATTTTTGATTTCTCTGAGTACATTTTCATAGGCACACCCACCCATATCAAGTTCCCATTTATCATTGTCATTCATGAGGATGTGTTTATCCCCTGGGACCATCTTGGCGAGGTCTGCTTCTAATTCAATACCCTCATATGTCATTCTAATTTTGCATTCTGTGGGTGCCGTACCCCTGTACTCTATGTTTCTCGCAATTTGAATTATTTCCGGCTCAACTAAAGCCAATTCTTTTAAGATTTCTTCACGATTTCTAAACGTATGTTTCGCGACGATTGTCGCGAACAACAGGACACAATGACTTTGATACATGTCCCCCACTATACCCACAGTATCAAAGTAATTAATCCTTTCATTCATGTCACCACTCTCATGAAGTTTGATTTTGATAGACTCGAGTTTCTTTGGTGTCTGGATGTGCTGCAAGACATCTTTACCGAGATAGTGATCGTTGTACACCACCTTCAGATTGTTTTCATCGATGAAGTCTTTGATTCTCTCAAAGTCATACTTGGAGTGACCGTGAGGTTTCTCAAGGATGTACGTCGCATCTACAAGACCGAGGTAGGGTTCCACATTTTCGCAAAAGTTGTGTGTAGGGATGGACATATACGCCACGACGTTGGGGACACCCTTGAGGTGTTCCAAGTTCGCCACTTGCTGTCTAGAAATGGGAGTGTGAGGGCAATCCAATTTCTTGAGAGCTGGAATGATTCGGGTTCTCGCTAGGTGTCCCCTGGCTCCGAACACGAGGCAGTGATTCATCTATTACTTTTTCCTGACATTAAAATAATGTTCGCCCTCCTCTGTAAACCTATCGCTGTTCCAACACCCAGTGGAAATGCTGTCCTTCGTACCAAGGATTGTCGTATAGCGTATGTGAAGCCATCTCAAGTTCAAGAAGGTGTCTATGAACTTGAGATACTTGAAGCACCTCCCGTAAACGTTAGCGAGTCAGATTAATCAAAACACCCGACTTTGGTTTCATAAAAATAACTTCATCACATTCACCACCCTTCATCACCATCTGTGCCTCACCACATGTGGTTCCGGGTTGTTTGTGACGATCACAAGCAATTTGGGTTCTCTCCGTAATGTCCAATCTTTGGCTGTATCCGATGAACGTTCTGTCGACAATACCATCCTTGTCGAGAGCTTCGACCGTCGCTTTCCATGAATACTTTCCAAAATCCCAATACTTCGTATCATCTACGGGTGGAGGTGGAGCATCCAACGCAGAAGAACGAGCAGGACGCTTCTTCCGCGAAGCCGAGACAAGGGGTGCAAACAAAAACTTAACAACAGTTGCCATTACTGTTCTTAGGTTTAGTACTTTTAAGTTGTTTCTCTCCCAATCGGGTTCGAACCGATGACCTCGCGATTAACAGTCGCACGCTCTAACCAACTGAGCTATGGGAGAATGGGTCCCCTCTATCCGAATCGAACGAATGACAAATGGAACTACAGTCCACTGCTCTACCAACTGAGCTAAGAGGGGAAAGAGCTCCCACGTGGATTCGAACCACGGGTGGTGGATTCAAAGTCCACAGTGTTTACCAACTACACTATAGGAGCCTCGGATATATCATTATTAGTTGGCTCTTCTTTAAGCCCATTTATGAACTTCATACACGTGAGTGAGACGGAGAAAAGACCGGCCGAAGTATTGGCGACAATCATCGGAACGACGTTGAAGTATACGGAGTATACCAGACCGAGAGAACTCGCCAACATATTAAGGTTCAAGAATGTATAATTTATCGCGTGAGTATCTTTGGTTCGGTAGACATGTACAACTTGAGGTACAAACATAATCGATATGAGTATCGAACTTGTCAGACCGATGCCATCTATGACACTCTCCATTACATGACACTATTTTCTAATGTTTAAGTAGGTATGAAACTCTTCATCGCGGTGATCATATTGGTTACTCTACTCGTGTTCATTTTTTTTCGTAGAAGATGGGTCGGTGAGTTTGACTATAAATGTTTTTTATTGACTGTCAAAGATCAAAAGGAACGCCAGGAACGATTCTTCAAGAGTCATAGAAAGGATATTCCTGTCGAGGTCATATATGGTGCGGACACACGGAAAGTAAAAATTGCCCGAGAATTTGAAGAACATGTAGACCCGGATTATTTTGAGAAAGCTATTGAGATGCATTATGATTCTAATGTGAAACGACCAGATATAACCTATTTTAACCTGGGCGCTATCGGATGCTTCTTTGGACATATGGAATTTTACGAAAGGTGTTTTAAACAGGGTCTTAAGTATGCATTAATATTTGAAGACAATGTCATTATCAAGTCAGATGATCTGTATGATCAAATTCAGAGTGTCATCGATGAGAAGGGTACCGAATTTGAAATGTGTTTCTTCCATTGCCTGTCAAGACTTCCAGATGAGAAAGAAGGTACCCTTGAAAAGGTCAAATGGATTTCGAGTACGAAGTGTTATCTCATCAACGTCAATAACATGCGAAAGTATCAAAAATATTTTTACCCCATGGATAATCACATCGACATGAAACACGAGGACTTGATCGAAAGGGGTGCTCGTATTTATTACAAGGATTTACGAGAATATATGCTCATCGATAGAAGTCACAGGAGTATGATCAATCATAACGAGCATGGAAGTCCAGAATTCTTTTCACGACATAATCCATCGGCGACTCCGAGTGACCTCAAGTGGGGATACTAATTCCATGGAATGTCTTGAGGTCTGTAACGACACCCGACTTTGAGAAAATCTACAAACACATCTAAATCATCTTTTGTTTGAATGATATCGAGCATGTCACCGACATAGGCGTTATACCTTTCATGCTTACCTGCATGTACGAGGCGGTCTTCCCTCACTTGAAGAACTTCTTTACCGTATCTCGTCGGAAGCATCACTATATTTGAACTTGCATTTACGTCATAGTCAAATCTTTTAACTGTAAGATGTTTAGCATGTTGTTTAGGTATCACATGATGATCTTCGACGAGACCCTTATTGTGGAGACCCCATCGCACCTTAAACATTTTGCGTGCAACCGATCCGTACCGCATCCCCTACTAATATACAGCATTTTTACATCGAGGAAAACCCGGTGTAAAAATGTTCCAAACGGGGCTCGAACCCGTGACTTTGGCGTTATAAGCACCACACTCTAACCAACTGAGTTATTGGAACAAAGGTGCAACTCGACCACTTGACTAGTCGTTATGTATAACACATATTACTCACAGGTCTAAACTTTAAGTATGTAATCATAGAACTTGATTCTCGTGTTTCCTCCCTGGATGAAGTTATCAAACTTCTGTGCATTCTCGAAAGCTTCCCGGGCGACTTTAACAGAGAGGATCGTATCGTACGCACACGCTTCAACATCACGTATAACAAAACCGGGGTTCATAACCTTGGGTTCTACATCCATGTCGTCGTGGATAAAATCCACGACATCTTGATACTCACACGCCTCTGCGACGACTACGACTGCGTACCCGTATCTTTCATAGTTTTCTGCGATTTGTTTCATCGTCGTCGAATTAACCGTTTGGCGATTGATGACATCAGTCACCTTCGAATACCTGGCATATGTTGCATTCGTCGAAAGATCTGTGACACGGTGTCCAGGCGCTTCTACGAAAACAATTGAATTTGTTGAAGTGGCTTCGGTGTGTGCATAGTCTATGTACTTTGCAAACTCCTGTACAGCTGTTTGAAACCCGATAGATTCCATACCTGGGATGTCATCGAAGATGGTCTTGGCGATACCGATGATATTCGTGTTCACGCGTTCGTCGAGTGCGAGTTGAGCGGCACTCTTCATCGATTCATTCCCACAAATACAGTAGAGACGGTCGAGTTCGTTCACTCGGTCTACGACTTGATCCAATTTTACGGGTTCACAAGACACGCGGAGAATCGATCCAGCACCTTCTTCGATTTTCTGACGCGAAAGCTCTGTTCGGATATTATTGTTTAGACCACGGAACCCTTCGTTGAATCCAATAATTCGACTATCTTTAGAACTCTCGAGACGTGTTAGGGTGTGGATAATGTTATTGACACCTGGACACACACCACCGGCTGTGAGGATGCCGACGTTCATTTGTATTTATAAAACCTTATCTTTTATATACATTCCGGTCAAAAATCCTAGTATGTTTGTGAGGTTGTCACCAACTGAAAAGTGCCACGTATTTTCTTGTGAATTCTTGATACCAAATGCACGATCGATAAAGTTTTCGTATTTCGGTTTTCCACCGTATACTCGACGGAACCAAAGAGGTGTTTCCTCATCAGACTTATAAAGACAACCACCAAACTTTTTTGAAGATAACCAAAACTCGAAAATTTCCCATGCGACACCTAAAGTGATCCAAAACCAAAACTGCTTTGGAAACAGAGCTCCAAGTAATGTGAAAAATATGAAGTGACTATATTGAAACCCATAAAATTCTCGACGAAAGCAGTCATCGGGTGTTTTCTCACACGAGCAGTGATTCGCATACAGGAGAAACCATGTCGCGAATAACAAAATGATGAGTACCCTCATATATTATCTGAATACATTTTAATAATGTCTGTCGAGGTTGTGACGTACGCCAACAAGTCTCAGGGTATGTTTGAAGAGTTGGTCAACAACGAGTTTGGTATCCCCGTCAAAGTCCTGGGATGGGGTACGAAGTGGAATGGATATTCTGATAAATCTAAAGGTCTTTTGGAATATATGAAAACGAAAAACGACGACGATGTAATTGTTTTTGTTGATGGATTTGATACCAAAGTTAATAAAAGTCCTGAAAATGTCATGAAACTTTTCAAACAATGTAACTGTCGCGTTCTATTTTCAAACAACCCACCATGGTTTCTTCAAACACTTATATTTGGGACATGCGATGGTTCAATCGCAAACGCTGGTATGTATATGGGTTATGTAAAAGAATTGACTATCATACTACAAAACGAAGTCGATTTACAATGTAAAGACGACCAGGTCAATTTAAATGGGTTATGTAGAAAATACGATTTTGTAAAAATTGACAAAAATGAAAAAATTTTCAAAAACTTTAGTCCAATCCAAAAAATCAAAGAGAGTGGTGCAGTATTTGTATCTTTTCCAGGAACCCTAGGTATAGATAGATACACTAGAGGTTTTTTCGAATACACACAATTCGTATACATATACGCGTTGTGTCTACTCATAGTAAGTATGGGTATATTCCCAAAACATTCAAGGGTGCTTCTATCTCTTTTAATTGGGTTAGTACTATTTTACATTCTATTTGCTGACAAGTCATGTACCTCAAAATAACTTGAGCATATTAGCCAGTTCACCCATCAACACGATCTGCTGAGACATCACCATCAGTTTCGCCGTGTCCGTCTTGGGAGATATGTCACCGTACCCGACTGTGCTCATGGTAGTGAAAGCAAAGTAAAATGGATCGAGTGGGGATGTAAATCCGAAACTCTCGGGGTTCATCTGACTGTACAAAAGACCATACACTACGGTGATAACAAGTATGTTCAAGAATGTTTTCATTCTATTATACCTCAATAGAATTTTGTCGAGGCAAATCTTGACTCCTCCTATTAAAGTTCAGTTTTCTCACACTCTTCATCCATCTGGACACTGGGTTTGCCGTAGAAGATATGGTCGATGCCGCGTCATCACTCATGATGATACTGAGACCATTGCACACATCAGGTTTATTCTCTCTATCCGGAAATTCTATGTTGAAAGCCTGTATCGATATAGCCGGTATATCTGGGGCATCATCGAGGAGTCGGTCGTATTCCTGGCGCGCCTTTTGTACAAATTCGAGTACATCCTCTCGATGTTGGACATCGAGGGACAATTCCATGTCGATATTCCTATAAAACTTAGAGTACTGGACACACATAGCAGAGTGTGCCTCAGCTAGGTTCGCACTCTGACTGAATTTACTTATTGAAGTGAGAATACCACCGAGAACATTAAGGAATGCAAAGAAGTACTGGACTATCATAATCCTATTCTTGGTGTCTGTTGAAACATCATCGTTACCACTGGGGTTGAGCACGGCGAAGCCACCGACACCCGTGATACTCGCGATGACTATACTCGGATATGACAAGTAGTCATGTTGCTTTTTGAAATAAAGACGAGCGTGATTATGAAGCCATCTGTACCCAGCAGCTTTCTCGGCCCAACGTACCAAGAGGTTTTCTTGCTTCTCACACCAGAAATGCTCATGGGGCACATCCACTTCACCCATTACTTTACTTGAATATTTTTTGCACACTCCCTGGCGAGAGTGTCGACCGCTTCATTTAGGGGGTGGCCATTATGTGCCTTGACCCAACGCCATTCAATCATCTTCACCTTTTCCCTGAATGTATCAATTTGAATCCAAAGTTCTTTATTTTTTACAGGTGTCCCCGCAGAAGTCATCCACCCATTCTTTTTCCAGTTAATGATCCATTTAGTAATACCATTTTTCACGTAGTTACTATCTGTGAAAATACGCACCTCAGAGATATCCCTCTTCACGCACTCTTCAAGGGCTTTCGCCACCGCAGTCATCTCCATAATGTTATTGGTCGTCTTTGCCATGGCACCACATAACTTCATACCTTCCCCTATGGCTCCCCATCCACCAGCTCCTGGGTTTCCGAGACAACTTCCGTCTGTGTAGATTTCGTACATACTTTCTTATTGCGTGTATCTTTTATATCGTACCGAGAAGAAGAGCTAAAAATGTACCCACGCATAAGAAGCAGCCCAAGATACCATGAATGTTCATACAGGTTGGTTCAGGTTTAGTTACACCACAAAGTACTGTCTGAGAGAGACTGATCGACGATGAGGACATACAAGACAAGAGTAGAATGACGATAGCGTTCATTTATACGTTCACATTTTAAGATATTTGAGTACCTTAAAATTTGATTTTTATTAAAAAACTAAGACTGGATGGTGCTTAGTTGGAGAAAGCGAGGCCGCCCATACCCGATTGGATGCGGAGGACGTTGTAGTTGGTCGCGAACATGTGCATGTTGGTCGCGTCACCGGCGGGGTGCTGGACAACCTGGACCTGCGCGTTGTCGATGCGGGAGAAGTTGCAGGTACCGGTGGGCTGGTGCTCCTCGGGCTTGAGCGCGAAAGAGTACGAGTAGATACCGGGCGCGGGGTTACCGGAGTGGTGGTTGTAGGGCTGCACCTGGTTGAAGTACTTGCCCTTCTGCTCCTTGAAACGGTCCTGGCCGTTAAGGATGAGCTTGAAGGAGTCAAGGGGACCAACAGTCTCCTCGGTGTAGCGGGAGGTGGAGGGGCCGGTGGCGTACAGGGGGGTACCAACCGCGGAGATGGGCACGAAGCAGTTGGAGAGGTCGGCCGCGTCGAGAGGGTTAGACTCGAGAACGATGCCGGCGTCGGTGGAGACGTTGGAGAAGTTCCACAGGGTGTTCTTGTTGGCGGCAACGTTGGAGAAGCACCACACAAGCTCCTTGACGGGGTGGTTGTACGAGAGGCGGACCTGCTTGGTACCGGCCGAGGTGACGGTGTCGGTGCCGGTGTGCTGGACCTGCTCGATCAGGTACTCGTGACCCTTCTGGGCGAAGCGGCGACGCTCCTCGGTGTCAAGGTACACATAGTTGGCCCACACCTTGAAGGTCTGGGTGTCGAGGAAGGAGGAGAAATCGGACGCGAGGTCGATGTCGATGCGCACCTCGTGGTACTGGAGGGCGATGAGGGGCAGGTAGAGACCGGGGTTGCGGTTGAAGAAGAAGATCAGGGGCAGGTACACAGTCTTGCCGGCACCCGCGGTGGTCATCTTACCCCAAGTAGCCTTCTTGGACTCATCGAGGTACAGCTCGGAGTACATGCGCCACCACTTCTGGTAGTGCTTGTCGATGCGCTGACCACCGATGGACAGCTCGACGTTGTTGACGGCACGCTCGGCGACCCAGTTGCAGTCGTCGACGGACTCGGAAGTCGCGGTGTTGGAAGTGAGCGACTTGAGCTCGATGTACATGTCACCGACGAGATCACCGTTACGGGCGACAGTCACGGACACGCGGCCGGAGTTGGCGGCAGTACCGTTGACGGTCTGCTCGATGTTCTCCATCGCGAAGTTGGTGTGGCGCTTGTACTTGGCCTGGAAGAAGGTCACCTCAGGGTTACCGGTAAGGTAGACATCCTGGGCACCGTAAGCGACGAGTTGCATAAGACCGCCAGCCATTTTGAGAGTTGTTGTACTATAAGCAGAGAAAATAATTTCGGTCAAACGCGCATTTCCCGACCCCAATTTTTCTCAGACCAAATTATAATGACGACCTATCCTGACGAAATTCCCGAGGAGCCCAACGAGGAGACTGACACCGAGACCGAAGATGAGATTGAGATCGAGGAAGGTGAAATCGTTTCTGGAGATGAACTCGAGGACTTCGATGAACCCGTCGACATCGCCGAGTTGATGACATCTCTCCTGGCTACTGAGGATGGAGACACAGTGTGTTCGGCGCTGGTCAATATCGCCAATCAACTTCAGACCCAGAATAAAATTTTGATAAAGATGCTGAGTAAAATAAATTCGGCTTAAGGATAAAACCTATAATATGTGTAATGAGAGAAACTCACTTCATTGATAAGGACCCTAACATCTATGAAGCACTCACCGAGCTTCAGAAACGTAATGTCCAGTCAATGAATGAAGAACAAATCCTGAGCATTATCGAAGACTTTGAGTTTCGATGGTACCTACACGATACAGAAGGCTACTCCCCCTGTATGGAGCGAGCGACAAAACTGGGATACCATCAGTTTATTCATCCAGACAATTTCAACGAGATTGGAATTCCCAAGCCGGATCAGATTGACATTATGGCAATCAGGGGTATCAAGAATCGAATGATTAACTTTCTCATTCAGTTGAACAATCACGTTCAAATTCACATCAACGATTACAAGTATGACGATGAAGTGACGATCAATAAGCGAATTAACAATATCATCCTACAGATTGAGGATGGGTTTGAGAATGTTCGACGTCATCAGATTTCGTATGAACGGGTGATTGCTCCGACCGCTCTTCCTCAGGTGAGTGTGTATACCGACCCATCCACGATGGATGAAGAAGAGATTGAAAAATCTTCACCATTTCAAAAGTGTTTGATGATCACACTCAAGGAAGCGTACCGTGCTGGGTATCGACGATACAAGGGTCAGTGCTGCGAAGAAATTAAGACGGTAGAAGGTCACCGAACGAGGGCCTGGAATCCGATCTTCACTATCGAGGAATTTGTCTATTCTCTCCCGAAGAAGGAGAGTAACTTTACAAACTGGAAGAACTTCACGAGCAAGGGTTCAATCTTTAGGGATGTGATTGATAACATATCGAAGTGTGAAGACGCACAGTTCCCCGAAATTAAGAAGAGGCGTCATGTGTGGTCGTTCAAGAATGGTGTCTTCGTGGGAAAAGAGTGGATCCCCGACCGCGGTGTGTATGACTGTCGTTTTTACCCATACAAGAGTGATAAATTTGCCTGTCTGGACCCGAGTATCGTCGCCTGTAAGTATTTTGATCAACAGTTTGATGACTTTTCTCACATTGAAGACTGGACAAAGATTCCCACACCTTATTTTGATTCGATCCTGAAGTATCAGAAATTCAACGATGATGTGTGTAACTGGGCGTACGTGATGGGAGGTCGCCTATGCTTTGATGTCGGTGAACTCGATGGATGGCAGGTGATTCCATTCTTCAAGGGTATCGCTCGGTCGGGTAAGTCCACCCTGATCACAAAGGTGTTCAAGAAGTTTTATGAGAATGAAGATGTGGGAACACTTTCCAACAACATCGAGAAGAAGTTTGGTCTCTCCGCAATCAAAGATTCCTTCATGTTCATCGCTCCAGAGGTGAAGGGTGATCTCGCACTCGAACAGGCTGAATTTCAGTCGATCGTTTCGGGTGAAGATGTTTCAGTTGCCGTGAAGAACAAGACGGCCATGTCTTTTGAGTGGAAAGTCCCAGGTGTGTTGGGTGGTAATGAAGTCCCAAACTGGAAGGATAACTCAGGTTCCGTACTTCGTCGCATTCTTCCATGGAACTTTGGTAAGCAGGTTCAGGATGCGGATCCCCAACTCGACGAGAAGCTTCACAATGAACTACCCATCATTCTACTGAAATGTGTTCGTGCGTACTTGGACTATTCCAACAAGTACAGAAATAAGGATATCTGGAACGTCGTCCCTTCGTATTTCAAACAGATCCAGAAGCAGGTGGCGATGGTGGCGAGTAGCCTTACAAACTTCCTCGAGTCTACCTATGTCGTGGTCGGTGAAGAATTCTTTGTACCCCAGAAAGAGTTTGTGGCTAAGTTTAACCAGCACTGCAAGGAGAACAACCTTGGGAGTCACAAGTTCCATCAGGACTTCTACGCGGGGCCGTTCAGTTCGCGCGATATCGAGGTACGCGTCGAAACGGTCAAGTACAAGGGAAGGATCTGCAAGAATCAACCCATCATTTACGGTCTGGATATCGTGACAGACGACTTGACATATACAGATGATAACTAAAAAAAATATACACCAATAGTAATATGAGCCAGAGGGTCAAAGAATTTGTCCGTCAATCTGGAGTAGAAGTTCAGACTCCTGACTCAAACTCGAATGATGAGTTTGCAAAGGAACTGGAGCAGAATATGCTGCGTAGACAGCGCGAACGCGCCGCGGGATTTCGCACACCCCCGCGCCCGATGCCTCGTCAGGTTCAGGTTCCTCAACGTCTTCAGAGGAATTTGGTAAATGATCGGTCGTATGCGGGCGCTTTTAAGCAATTTGAAAATAACTCACCACTCGAGAACGAGTTCAACGATGTGAAACTCTCCGCGAACGAGGAAAAAATGATTGACAACCTGGTACAGGAATTTGATTCACCCCTTCAATTCAGTAAATTTAATCCAGGTATGTTTAACGCCACAGTAGACTCTGGGTTTGGACAAAAGGATGTTGTCGTCGATCTCAAAAATATACTCGCAAAGAGACCACTCCCAAAATCACCTATTGGTGAGGGTCTTTATTTAGATACGAAAGAGATCAAGGGTGTTTATGGACAATTTAAGACTGGGTTTTCTCACACGCGTGAAGCCGGTCCCAGGGGTTCACTCAACAAGAACTTTTTCAGTGTCCAGATCATGCTCACACTTTCTAATGACATGGAGAGCAAGGGTGCCACAGTAAACATATACCGAAATGGTAAGATTCGATTCTCCGGAGGATTTGTTGGTACGAACATTGCGAATCAACCTGAACTCATTCGCCGTTTCATCGTGAACAACTACACCGAACGTCAACCATTCTTTTACAATCCATTCACATATAACAATTTGAGTGGACAATTTAGAATCAACGGAATATTTAAGAGTTTACCTGTGATTGCGAGTCGCCAAGGAATGTACGGTATGACGAATATGTCGATCCTCGAAGAACAAACACCTTTCCTCTATGTACCCATAGAGAACATGACCCTCATCTTTTCCAGGAGTGGAAATATTCAGGTCGTAGGTGCCAAAACCCCCGGAGCCATGTTGAAGGGATATGACATCGCCAAGGAACTCGTCGAGAAATTGTACAAAGATGATCAGGTTTTTGTAACGGGTGTCTTTGATGAAGGTGTAAAACCGAAGAAGATGAGAAAGGTTACCACTCCACCAAAGAGGAAATCGAATGAAAATGTGCGCATGTCAAAGGCTGAACTCATAGCACTCGCCAGGCGTAAAGGTGTCGTCAACTTTAGGGTAAAAACCAGTGATGGTTCTAGAGCTGCGACTAAAGATGAGATCCGCACCAAGATCAAGAACCTTTCCAATAAAAAGAATGTATCGTTCAAGAACAAAAACAAGAATGTTAAACTTTCGGGCAATGGTAACACGTTCAGGGTTGGTCGTAAGATATGTACCGACTTGAAGAAGGATGAACTTCTTCGTATCGCTGCGATTCTTAAAATTAAACCGGGTGAGAAAGATACAAAGTTGGATCTGTGTAAGAAGATACAAGGTGTGCGAAACAATCTTTCGAAGCCCAAGCCCAAGCCCCCACCTCCACCACCCAAACCCACCAAAAAGAATGTCATGGCTGCTAAACGCAACATCAAGAAGGCTGAGGTCATCAAGAAGAGGGGTCTCGATGAGAACTCTATTCGCAGGGATCTGAAAAAGCTGTATGGTGTGACCTGGATGAAACGGTACCAACCCAACCTCAACCAAGATGTGCGTAACATGAAATCGGCTCTCAACGCCATCAACAAGGGTAACAAGTCGGGTGTTCCATTCAAAAAGGATATTGATCAGGTTAAAAAGAATGTCGTCAGTCGATGGAAGATGGAACGACGCCGAGAACTCGAGCGGAAGTATCTGATGAACAAGATGAATACCACCGGTATAGCTCTCAATCTCAAGAATGCATACAAGCGCGCGGCTGCCAACTACATCATGAGTAAGAAGACACCCCCTTCGAACAAGAAGATGACCGAGTACCGCAACTATTGGTTAAAGTTTAGGGCCAATATGAATACAAATGGGAATTCGAGAAGAGTTAACCGGACGGCTCGAGCTCGGGTTGAGAAAATATAATCACGGTGTTCGAACTGATGATGACACCAGAGATTGGGGAACTCCGGTAAATTCATGGTTGTACATGGCACGGGAAGAGTTTTTGGATGCCATGATTTATGTTACAGCTGACTATATTCGTAAAAGTGGTCTAAAGCGTGATGAGGGTGAAGAGGATGATAACAAACTCATCATGCGTGTTATTGGGAAGTACACAGAAATGGAGAGTCCCAAGCACAAAATGCTCCTATGGCAACTCTTCAACATGTTGAACTCAATCAGCATTTGATTTTCGTGTTGACCTGTTTGTTGGGTTCGGCAACTTGTTTGAGATGAATGGTATGATACGAAAAATCATATTTGGGAAACAGTTCTTTAATTTTATTAGAAAGAAGACTCGCTTCGACTATGTAGGGTGTACCGGAGCACACAGAATCCTTCTCAATCTCCAAAAGACGATCCTCCATCGATACAAACCTCTTCAGCATCTCACGATTCATCCCATCCGCATGCATCATGAGATACGTATCCTTAGACGCACCATCACTCATGTAGAAGTGTTTGGAACCCTCAACCTCGGTCGATTTGTTACGTGTATCAAACATGAGTGCCAATACGATGAGAGCTACGAGGATGTAGATCATTTGTTATTTACCTATATTTTATCTCGATTCCATCCGCGCCCTGACTCCAGGGGATATTGGCTGCGCGGGACGACCTGAAGAAAACAACCCATGTGGAACGGATGGTCTCATGTTGTGCTCCGGGATCAACGCTAGACGAGGATCCATGGACCGAGGACGCTCGGGCATGGGGTAGGGACGCTCAGGCATGGGGCGGGGACGAGGACGCTCGGGCATGGGGTAGGGACGCTCAGGCATGGGACGAGGACGCTCAGGCATGGGGTAGGGACGCTCGGGCATGGGACGAGGACGCTCGGGCTCCCTGAACCAGTTCCATGGAAGCCAGGGGTTATACGATTCACGTCTCGTCATCACGAATACTAATATGGCCGTCATAATCATCACAAGAATAAACATACGTCGACTCACGTTCTTTTTCATTTAGTATTTACTGTGAAATTAATTTACAGAGGTCATCAATCTTCTGAAGAATGTTTTGAAACTTGTAGATGGAATCAACATCCGAAGGCTTGACGATTTCAAGTTCGATTTGGTAACTCGCCTCCTCTTCAGAATCCATGTCGGCGTTGTCCCCAGAAGAGATGGTCATGTCGATACTCAGGTTCTTACGGACGAAGGAGTGCCTGGTCTTCGTGCGCTTACGATCCATCTCGTATTCACCAGAGGTTGGAATCTCGCGAGCGACACAGAAGCGTACATCGAGAGGCTCACGCTTGAAATCCTCTTTTACCACCGCAATCTTCTGGATCATTGTCTGTTCACCGGTGTCTTCATCACATGTGATGCGAACATTGTTACCATCGTTGTAATACACTTCAGACGTTGTCGTCTTTGTCGATTCCCAACCATCGAACTTTTTGAGACCAGTCAGAACACGTTTCCATACATCTTTACCGACGTTGGTATCAAAGAGAGAACCGTTGTGTTTGCCGAGACGAATCTCAACTTCAACATCCCCCTCATTCTTGTGAGCTTCGAAAATAGCGAGTACTTTGTCTGTGAGATCCATTTCGTTTCTTATCTTTTTACATTTGCGTCATTCTCTTAAGCCTTTTTTGAGCATAAAATGTAATGAAAGGTTTCGAAAATCGGGGAAACACGTGTTATTTCAACACAGCTCTCCAGTGCCTTCTCTATATACCAGCTTTGACGAATCATTTCTTGCGGCATCCATACACGGGTGGGTGTGCATTCACAAAAACGTATTGTGAACTGATCAAAGTGTACTGGACGAGGGGTCAGGGTAGTGTTGACATAAACCCCCTTCTCATATATTTCCGTGAACAGTTTCCGAGGTTCGGTGAAAGGGAGCAACATGACGTCCAGGAAGCCATTTTGTGTATCATAGACATTCTCGAACGTGCTGACCCTAAAATCAAAGATTGGTTCTATGGAAAGAAGGTTCAGGAAACAATATGGCCGGGAGGAAAGTCATCAAATGAAGAAGATTTCAGTATTCATTTGATAACCTCGGGTGGAAAGGATATGGGTAAAATGCTTACAGAAAGCACGGACTGGAGTACTATAGAAAATTTCGAGGATACAGATGGAAATATACACCATGTTGCGACAACTCGTATGGTGTTTTCAAAGTTGCCACAAGTTCTCATGATTTCGTTCGATCGCAAGAGTCATGTACACATCACCGAAAAACTCATCATAGATTCAAGTGAATACAATCTCATCGCGACTGCCGTACACGTTGGTCGTCAAAGTGATGGACATTATGTCAGTTTTGTGAAACGGAGAAACAAGTGGTTTCTTGTGGACGACGATACGATACAAGAACACGAATTACCTAATGAAGCTGGATATTATTTCATGGTCTACAATCTAAAAACTCCTTCATCTGAATATTCTCCTTAATATTCACGATGGTTCGATAAAACGTACGACGGTTATTCGGATGCGTTTTATCTGTGCGTCTCTTCAGGGGTTTCCACCACAGGGGTTCTTCCCATGTCACATATGCACATTCAACAATCGCCCCATCCTCGAACCACGATTTATCTTCGATACGATTATGAGGAATTTCACTCTCAAAATACAACTTCCCCTTTTCCTGTACGTACAGGCGCCACGATGGTATTCCCGGTACAAACCCTGGTGTTTCCCGTGAAGGTTCCCTCTTCATGAGAAAGTCCACTGTGTTCTTCTCCAAAGGCTTCCATTTGAACATCGTCTCGTGTGTACCAATTCGAATAGGTTCATTCACGGGTGTAAATACAAGACCATCGATTTTTTGTTGGACCGTCGGAAGATACACATCCATAAACTTCGCAAAGTCTCTCATGGGGTGAAATGTCTTACACTTGAGACGATACTTATCAGACTTCATATAGATGATTGACTTCATGAGACTCTTTGCCGCCTCGAGACGTTCGTTGAGATTCTTGTTCCATACAGAAGTTCCGGCGACGAGAACAGCGTCATATACCATGAGCGTACCTTCATAGAGTTCCCCATCGAGAATCGTTCCATCATAGGCACTCTTCTTCAAATTGATAGGAACCTCAAACATTTGAAAGGCCCGATTTACAAATAGACATTTCTTCTTTCCGTCGTAGGTGAGTGCCACCAACATGTGACGTTCACCATCCGTCTTTTCACAAACGAGATAGTCTCCACCTTTCATGATTGGAAAATGCCTACGTTCGATCGAAATCGGCTGTGGACCAGGAAAATAGTCTTTACTTCCCCATACGGAATGTATAAATTCTATGACATATTTGTGAAGCGGGTTGGACATGTTTTATATTGAGCCGTAAACTTTAATTTGTTTTCACACCGGCTGCGTTTAGAATGTTACTGATACATTCGTGTGTATACGTCATCGTCAACTTAGCTGCTGTAAATGCATAAATACGTACACCACGTTCCTTGAATTTCTCAAACATTTTCGGGAAAATCTTCCACGTGCCCGTCTTTTTATCACGTATACTTTTGATCACATTCTTAGTGTTCATGAGCCATGCTCGGGCACTTGTCGTGTTCACATTGTAGACATCCTTTGAAACCTTTTTCAGAACGTCGGTGTCGAAATGCAGACCCATTTGAGAGACTGGTTCATCTGACCCAGCTTTCACCTTCTCCTTGAAGAGTTTCCAATCGATACCCTCGATGACACCCGGAAACACGAGACAACCAACCGTTTCGTGTGGTTCGAAACACTGGTCGAGTGTCGCGTCATCAATACCGATACCATAATCTACAAACAAGATACGATCATGCGTTTTCATAAACTTCTGGATAATCTCCGCCTTTTCAAACGGGTCATCCACGACATACGCAATTTGATTATTGATATTCCTCTGTAGGCATCTAATATTGAGACGAAGAATCGTGTGAAGTGTCTTCACGTGACACGACTTCGATCGAGTGACGACGATAGTTGCGAAGTTCATGATTTTCACACGAGTCTAAGCCTTAAGCCTATCGTTGAGGCATCCACTGAATGGTAAATTTCCTACATGACCAAGTGTCGTGTTCACGTCCGCGTAAATTTTACCATCCGCCTGTTGCCAGCGACGACAGAACGCATAGTCTTCCGAGAGGTACCTACGATTCGTGGGATCGATCATACAGTCGAAGCATGCGTGGTAATCATCAAAGTCGCGATTCTGGTGGTCATTTTTACACCAGAGTTCGGGAAACTTTTCCTCCAAAGTCTTGAAAACGGAACGTTTAATCACCATGAAACCAGTCGGTCCATCGAGAATCTCGATGAATCCGTTCTGGATCGGGCGATTTTGCGCCCCGAAATTAATTACGAGACTCGAGGAAAGCATGGACATGTCTCGCTCGTCACCATTTTTCACAGCTTCCGCAGCCTGATCCCACATGACAACCTTCTTGGGATAACACGCGACAGAGAGATCGTGACCCGACTTGACGAGACGCACGACTGCGGTGGGATCAAAATCTATATCCGCATCGATAAACATGAAATATTCGCAGTCTGTCTTCTGCATGAAGCGACCTACTGAAACGTTACGAGCGCGATGTACGAGGGACTCATTTTCTGTAGTATCGAGATACAATTGAATACCTTCTTTTATTAAAAGGAGTTGAAGTTTGATGATACTCGTCATATACTTCTCTAAACACATACCACCATAACACGGTGTCGCTAGGAAAAGTTTCGTCATGTATTTATGACTCACCTTTAAACTCTAAGTGCTTTTTAATAATCACTTCAATCTTGTTTAATGTCGGTACGGAAACCGAGCATTTTTCACACATCTCCAACTTTGTTACGTTTGGACTCAATACCATGTAAATGATCGCAGATGCTACACTATTCGGTGTCTTACTCATGAGATTTACACAGTCTTCCGTCAGGTTACAAAGTTTAATACACCGAAGACGCTGTTCGCGATTCACATTAAACGAATTCAAGAGTCGCTGCATAACATCAAACGCCTTTGTCACGTAATTCTTTTTCGTGACACCTTCGATCGTGTCTTTGAACATCTGTGTCGTTCGACTGATATCTTTTGACTGAACTCCGAACATATCGGCAATTTCCTTCGTCGTTCGGGGATGTTGTGCCATTCGACAGGCATACAACACACAATTCGCTTTGATCCCCAAACGCACCGCACCTCGGGTGAGTTTTTCATCGTTAAATTTTCGATAAAACATCTTCGCCTCTTTGAGAACAACTTCCGGAAGTGTATGACACGCCTCATCGATATCTTTGTATGCATGAAACAGAGATCGATCCTTATGGTTCATAGACATATGAAAGTTAATCTTCGCCATCCGCTTGTTTTCGTACGTCGACCCACGCTGTGTGGAAATGATCGTTCCTTTACCCCAGTTCTGTGAAAAGAGTTCAGGGTTCGCATTTGGGTTTCCACACCTCGATGGATCATTCACCTTTCCATCATCCGTGACACCACTTGTCCACTCAGCGGTATCATCAATAAAATATGAGTCTACGAGACCACATTCAGAGCATGTCGGTAATCCTTCTCGGCTGAAAAGTTTTATCCCCGAGCATTCACGACATATATTTATATTCACAGGCTTTTCTTCGTTTTCTTTGTGTAAGAGGGTGTCCAAATCGGACCATATAGCTGCCAGCATTGTTTTTGAATGGGGCAATCTTTTTTAGATTTTTAAAAAACGCATCATTCACTTAGGCGCCTGACCCGGGTTTCTATCGCATCAATCGTCTCCTTGAAACTCTTCCCACCCGAAGTCGTGGGCTCCCATTCGTTCCACTCTTTGTCGATGGCTTGATGTCCCGGGGGTAGAGGAATGTCTTGACCCACGACTTCACTATCAGAGACGACGAAACCTTCAAGATCGGATTCATCCTCGACACCTTCGTCGTAGATATCGCTGTCACTGTCCTCGATGTCGATTTCACTATACATGACAAACATGTTCTCTCCGAGAGATTTCATCTCCAAATCCATAAAAGTTGTCCCACTTGGGTAGTGTTCCATCACACTTTCGAATGGAGCGGGGGAAAGTTCGCCTTGGTCTAGTTTGTAGACACAAGCCGATTTGTATATGAGTTCGGTGGGATTGAGATAATGAATACCGAGAGTCAGGCCAGTGTTCATCCCAACAATCCCGTACATTTGGTCTTCTACACCATCTTCGTTTACGAACAGTTTGACTATATCGTCTTGAATTATTTCAGAGGGCACAATCATGCTTAGAGTTTTTCCACAAAAAATAATCAGGGATAATATCACAGATGAAAGTTAGAATTTATTCGAAGGAAGGGTGTCAGTATTGTGACCACGCGGTAAACCTATGCGAGTCTGAAGGACTCGAGTACGAAAAACTCATGGTGGACAAGGAGGAACTCAAGAAAGCTTGTGGTTCAGGAGCGGCAACCTACCCTCAAATATCTATTGACGGACGTCACATCGGAGACTACTTTGAATTTCAGGAATACATCGAAGACGAATACGAACCTATACTCGCACCAACCCTAAACAGATTCACAGTCTTTCCCCTGAAGTATCCAGAACTTTGGGAACTCTATAAAAAGGCTCAAATGTCCAATTGGACTGCTGAGGAAGTTGACCTCTCCAAAGACCTTGATGACTGGAAGACTCTAAATGATAATGAACAGAAATTCATAAAGTATATCCTGGCGTTTTTCGCTGGATCCGATGGAATCGTATTTGAAAACATCAACAACAACTTTGCCGATGAGGTGCAAATCTCAGAGGCTCGCTCCTTCTATGCCTACCAGTCTCACAATGAGATGGTTCATGGTGAGACTTACTCCAAGTTGATTGACAAATACATTAAAGATGGTGCGGAGAAGAAGCAGCTCTTCGAAGCGATTCAAACTGTACCATGCATAGAGAACAAGGCAAACTGGGCCATGAAATGGTTCGACAAGTCCCGCCCATTCGCGGAACGCCTCTTCGCATTCGCTTGTGTTGAGGGTATCTTCTTTTCTGGAAGTTTTTGTGCCATCTATTGGCTTAAGAAGAGAGGACTCATGCCTGGTCTCTGTTTCAGTAATGAACTCATCTCCCGAGATGAGGGACTTCATCAGGAGTTTGCGGTTGAGTTATTCAAATTGTTTCGTAATAAACCCTCGACTGAGACGCTACACACTATCATTAAGGAAGCTGTTGAGATTGAAAAGGGGTTCATCCTCGATGCACTCCCATGCAATCTCATCGGTATGAACTCCGACAAAATGTCCGAGTACATCGAATACGTATCCGATCGCCTTTTGAAACAGATTGGACAGCCACCTATTTGGGGTTCCAAGAATCCTTTTGATTTCATGGAAAATATTTCCCTCGATGGCAAGACAAACTTTTTCGAAAAACGGGTAGGGGACTACGGGAAAATGGACGACACCTCAGATGAAATTGGTTTCGATGAGGAGTTTTAAAACAAAATACCATCCGAGTCGACGGACATGGGTGCGAGATTGCGACCACTATCGACGAGTTCAATCTGACCTTCCGCGAATCCCGGCTTGGGGTCGGAAACGTCGGCCATCTGAACGGGTGGTTCAACGACGATCTTCTCACCCCTGACGACCACCTTCTTCTCACCACACCCACACCCCTTCTTTTCCTTACGCTCCTTCTTTATGTTCATCATACCCCACACGACCAAAATGAACACGAGGGTGTGTACGAGAAGACCCATCGTCGAGGGGCATCCCGTGGGGGTGGCGATCCTGGGACCCAGAACTCGCCTGACGAGACGGAAAGTCTCGGGGTTGGCGACGATGAAGAACGTCAAACCGGAAATGATGGAGATGATAAACTTTTCTTCTTGTTTCTTACCGTTGCATCCACAACCACAATCTTTAAAAAGACCCATGAGTATTTTGATATATGTCAACAAAAAAACTTACTTAAAGTCGAGCGACCTAAGATAGATATAACCAACAAACAATGTCGCTCACTATCCAACGCTCCTCCGACTTCTCCCCTGCCTCTGTGCAGTTTTCGAAACTTCGTAAGAACAAGAATGGCGGCAAGGCTGTCTATCTGAACGCCGGCGACAACAAGAAGCTCTACATCCAGTTCCCTTTCATGCGCTCCCCATACGGCCTGAGTGCCTTCACCGATGAGGGTACTGGCCGTACATCCTACTCCCTTGACCTTTCCTTCGACCCTGATAACGAAGAGGCGATGGCCCTTCATAACAAGCTCAAGGAGCTCGATGATATCATCGTGAACACCGTCGCGGCTAACTCTAAGGAGTGGCTCGGCAAGGAGTTCAACGTCGCGGTTCTCAAGGAGGCACTCTACAAGCCTATGGTTCGCCCCGGTAAGGAGCAGTACCCTTCCACTATTAAGCTCAAGATTCTGACTAAGCCTGACGGTACCTTCGTCCCCGAGGCGTACTCGATGCAGAAGCAGCCAGTCACTCTCGACACGATCGAGAAGGGTCAGAAGTGTATGGCCATCGTTGATCTCAACCAGATTTGGTTTATCGACAACAAGTTCGGTGTGACTATTCGTCTCCAGCAGACTCTCCTCGAGCAGTCCGCCAAGCTCCCTTCTTTCGCCTTCCAGGGTGTTGACCTTCCCGACGAGGAGGAGGTTGATGTCGAGGAGGAGGATGAGATTGAGGAGGTTGATGATCAGTAAGTTACGATTCCCAAGTCCTGCGGACTTGATTTATTTCCCTATTCGTAAGTTGAAACAATCTTCTTACGAATATAATAATGAACGCTCAGGTGAAGAAGCTTCTCAGGGGTAAGAAGGCATGTGATCCCGCGTCTCACCTCTGGTTGAAGAAGAAAAATGGAACCATGACCAAAGGTGCCGTGAAAATTGGTGAAGGTCAATATGGTAAGGTGTATCGTGGATGTATAGATGATGGATGTGAAAAATATATCGTCTACAAGGAAATTAGAACGCCTTCACTGAGTGAAAAGACAAACAATCTACCGCTGGCTGGATTTAAAAAAGCCCTGGATGAGATGAACCCAAAGATGGAATTTACCATCGCGAAAAAGTTGGAGGGTTTCGGGGTTCCCAAGATGTACCTCTACAAAACGTGTGATAAGAAGGATATCCTCTACTCCGAGTATGTGAAGGGTAAGGAGATGAGGGAATGGATGATGTTTCAGCCCACTCTACCCGCCATGAAATCTGTCATGGTGCAAGTCATATACAACCTCTACCGTATCCAAAAAAAGTACCCGGGATTCCGTCATCATGACCTCCATCTTGGAAATATCCTCGTTCGACCAGTTCCTGTGAAGGACATGAAAATCATGGGGCATACCATTTCTAACGCGGGTTTTGAAGCTGTCATTATTGATTTTGGATTTTCTGTATTCCCACGAATTAAGAATCCTCTCATCAACGCCAATAATTACAAGAACATTGGCATCTCGAGAAAGTCCGATAAACACTATGATTTACACTTTTTCTTGAACTCTGTACACGAGATGGTTCGTCAACCACGAACACGGACGGAGCGTGTAGTGAAGACATTCATCGAAAACCTGCTACCCCTAAAATATCTTGTGAGTAGGTCGAACGCTGTAAAGAACTACAGATTGAGGGGTAACAAGTCTGTGAATTTGAGCTTCGACGATGTTCTTTCCAAACCTTTCTTTACGGGTGAAACATTGATCATCCCTACGACGAAACCCAAATCTGTCACAAAAATTCAGGTTCCTAAACCAAAAACACCTGTAAACAAAGAGGCTGCTAAAGCGAGGGCGGTTGCCATCCTAAAGGCGGGTAAAGCTGCGCCAAAAAAACGCCCTGGCATCGTTAGAGTACGACCTTGAAGACTCGTTTCGTACCTTCATCAACTTGAGAGAGTACCTTAAACTTTGGAGTCTTGACGAGCTTCTCACCATTCTTAGTGACGAACGATTTCATCCGTTCAACTTCACCACGGGGCATTTTCCTGGTGTATTTGAGCGTCACATTTTTGTTTCCAATAGACAACACAGTTGAGGACATTTTAATATTTACCTATAATAAAATGCTCGCCTTCGCTATTCTCGCGATTATCGATCTCGTGATTTTTATCCAGACTGGTAAGAAAGCCCCTAAGGGGGGCGGTTGGACTGTTTTCGGGACCATGGGTTGTGGCTGGACTCGAAAGCAGTTGGACTATATGAAAAAGAATGGTAAGGAACACACCTTTGTCGACTGTGACAAGGGGGAGTGCAAAGGCGTGAAAGCCTTCCCTACCCTAAAGCATTCCAACGGTGAGACGACTGTCGGGTACAAAGAGGTTTAAATACCACGGACAACCTGGAGGGAAAGGGCGAGAATGAACGCGTCCAAAAGAGTACCGATAGGCTTCAGCACGGTGATGTGCTTCACGAGGGAGCGGTTCCACACGAGACGGAGGAGGAAAGTGCTGATGAGCGTGATGAGCACAAAGATGAGCATCTCAGTGAGCGCGTCAGATTTGGTTTCGGCTTTGGTAACTTCCTGGATCATTTGTTATGTACCGACATTTTTTTCTCGAGTGATTCTATATGAAAGGACCACCCCCGAGTGGATCTGAAAGTACGTTTACGAATCGGAGGTGGGGTTCACAAAAGGGTATCGGGAACAACAACTGCTACGCATATGCGGTTGGGGATTACGAGGCGTATAGGTGGCAAAAGTCCATCCCTGGTGATCGGTCAGGACTTTCAAATGGAAACCACACGTACACACATTGTACTGGACTCCCGAATCGCGTCGTATCGGATAACCCCAAGAAGGTGTACAGGGCCAAAGCGAATGAAAAGTGTAAGAAGGGGTACTATAAGGTCATGATGTTCGTGTCTCCTGGTCGACCCACGAACTATATCCGCCAGGGTGACTTTCATTTTTACAAACAGCACAGTGTGGTTGAGTATAAGATCAAACCCGGTGACACTGTGGTCTCTGTAGCTAAGTTCTTTAAAGTTCCCGAGTCTCGTGTAAAGAGGGGTGGTACATTCAAGGTGGGGAAACGTATCGTATTCAAAGCTAATGTCTTCAGTCACAAACGTGGGTGGGCGACTGGACCCCTCCTCGTGGATGCGAAGGGGAAAGCTATCGTGGATCCCCGAAAAGCTTCGAGAAACTACCCCGGCCTGAATTACGAAACATATTGCAGCTCATTCTGCGTCAAGAACCGTGGGATCAAAGTCGGAAAGACCCACCCCAAGGTCCGCAAGAATACTGTCTAGATCTGGTTGATTTTCAACATCGAAGGTTATGTCAAAAAGGTCCAAAACATCAAAAATAGATTCTTCATTCAAGGACACAGAGTTTGCAGCTGCTGTGTAATTGTTCTGAATCGTGACAACAATCTTAAATTGCGAAGCATCAAACACTTTTCTACATGTGGGGCACGTATTCTTACCTTGTTCCTTCCATCTCTGTAGACAGTGGGAATGAAACACATGTCCACAACGAATCGGAGGATTTGTCCTCGTCGATTTGACTTCATTGAGACATATGGCACATGTCGACATTCTATAGGATGGTTTTAAAGTTTTTTTCGCGATTTCGCTCACTTAATAGATATCAGGCATCTTGAGCATGGGCACGTTGCAGTTGTTGCAGTCAGCCTTCCCCTGTTGCTCCTGCACCTTGGACATGAGCTGGGGACCCTGCTTTTGGAGAAGTTGGCGATACGAGTAGTTGTCTTCGAACGTGATGCCATTCTGCTTCATGACATAATTGTTGAAGAGTTGCGCTGAAGAGTTTATGGTGAAGCATCGACCATCGGCCATACCAAGTCGCTGAGACATTTTGTTAATATTACATCAGAAATTAATTCGTCTATTGGTAATCGTCTGTATCCAAGACTCGAACCCCCTCTCTCTAAGTTTTTCGACAAATGGATCACATTTGTATCCCAGGTAAATATCAAAGACATCCGTCTCCTCCGTCCTCGATACTCGAATGTCGGGTCTCTCATTAATGTGATTGATGATGATGTTGTAGGCGAAAGCAATCTCTTTGAGAGTCTCAGCACCCGTGATGATAATCTTCCCTGTACTGAAGATGCTACACGTAATCTCTTTCATGTCATGTGCAGGTTTGAACTTAATTTTGACGGCTGAGTACCTGTCGGGTTCGAAGGAGACTTTGAAAATGTCCGAGTATGCTTCAAACCAATCAGCCACTTTCATGAGATTGACGTTGTAGTTGAGACTGAAATTAGAGTTGATCATGACAACACGGAAGGCGTCCGAAGAGACCTTGATGTCGAGTCCCAAAAAGTTTTTGAAAATTTGAACAAGTTGGGTGATGATACGTTTACAGTCAAACAAGTCACAACACCCTGCAACCTGTATCGAACCATTCGGAAATACCTTTACTGATTTCGTACTGTACGTATCGTGGTACGTGAGAGTGACCTGATTGTAGAATGTAGTTGGTTTCAATTTCCATTCAAAACCATCCACATCCATACCCTGGCGTCTCATCTTGTACGACCCAACACGCTCGAACGCTTCACGAAGCTTTTTAATATCAATCACCTGTTCAAAACTTGAAACCATCGTGATTGTCGTGATCTTTATCCACGAGGGTCTCGTTTCGTCGGGAAGGCCCTTTCGTATCTCATCTAGGGTGAGGAGATACGAAAAACTGTTATTTGCGATTGAAGAGAACATGTTTTTAAGTTTGGATTTCACTTACTTAGGTGTTTAAAGAAAAAAGCTTATATTTAAAAAGATGACATCCTTCGTTAAATCGGCAAAGTATGTTCATGATGTGGAATCGGACCTATCGTATGTCGAAATCGTGTATGATCGGTACATGAAAGGAAAGGGGTATGATACATTCACGGATTATATTAATACCAAACCTCTAGGAGACTGGACGCATATTCAGTCGACGAAGCGATCTATCCCATATGAAAAGTTTCTCGACACGATGGTTAAAAGGACGGTTGAAGCTCTACAGCGAATGAACGAACTCAGTCTCGAGACAATCATGTCTTATGACCAACCCGAAAAAACATATGTCCGAATTGCACATGCTGTAAAAATAATTGACCCAACGTTCCAACCACCCTATGTAAACGTAGAGAGTGCTTGGCAGATGGAATTCCTCGTAAAGTTGTGTAAAAAGTATGTTCCACAGGCGATTCTCGAATGTGTGGATGAATCCAGACTTACGTACTTTTTCAACGTCTTACGTATAATAGAGCTAGGACAATGATGAGGATCACCAAGGCGATCCAGAGATATGGGATACTCTTGTTAGAGACACCAACCGTCACTACCTTTTTGGGTTCCGGTCGCGTAAACCCGTAATCGATGTTACGCTTAGGCCGAACAACCTTATTAATGCGACAAGGTTTCTTCTCATCCGCACATAAACCTGTATTACAGAAAACGCTCTTTTTATCAGCTGGAAGCCCGGGACCCTTCCTCACCTCGACAAAATCACTAAAATCACCCGTCTGTCGCACACCCCCTGGAAGGGAAAAATCATGTTCGACAAATGGGTTGACGTCGTTGATCGCGTCATCATCGTCGAGCATAAACTTACTCATCGTTATTACTACTACTTCAGATTATATTTCTTGTCTTTCATTTTAAAACGATGTTCACTCCACATCTTATCGAGATCCACATTCAGCATGTGTGCCAATTGAAAGAGGTAACTGAATACGTCCCCCATTTCCATCATGACATCCGTCCCACGCTCCTTTTTCAGGTTCGTCTTTTTGTAGGTCTTTTTGTACTGGCGAATGGCTGAAGCGAGCTCACCGAATTCTTCTGTGAGTAGCAGCCACACAGTATCAACAGCGGCGCGATCCCAACCCTTTAGCTTACAAACCTTCTCCGTTTCATCCTTGTAATAATTTAAACTCATTCGTGACTTATATTCTCTTGGTGGCCAATCTTTAATTGATACCGATCTTGTCATTGAAGTCGATCTTCTTCCCCACAGTACTGGTATTCATGGGTTGATCCAGGGGAACGCTGATCGTGTCGATGTCGCGATTGTATGCCATGTATTGGGACACGCCAGTCTGAATCTGACCCACTGCAGTCTCGATGACGCGAGTGTTAATCTCCCTGACTTGTTCATTTACGCGGTTGTAATGGTCACCAGAGTTGTTGATGAATACCATCCGCATGATACCATAGAGGTCGTCGGGATTTTGGTAGTCGATGGCGATACCAGTCTTGTTCTTAAACGCCTGGCGGATACCCCTCTGGAGAAGATTCTTGTTGAAATCCGAAAAAAAGAGTGTATTCAGAGGAGTCTCACATTCCTGGATACTTTCGAGATGACTCATTTAATATACTCGCCGAAAAAAATTATATGTAAATAGTAAATGGTGAACTTTGCTGACTTTAACGAAGTCTATGCCACCAAGCCCCCAACATTCGAGGAAATTCCATGCAAACCCCCAGCCTGTTTCGTTGGTTCCTATGCTCCTGTCGCCAAGGCTGGTGAAGAAGGTCCCTTTTACGTAAACACCTACCTCCTTCAATCCAACCGCAAGTTTGAGACTTTCGGAACTGTTCCCGTGAGGAGTGAGGATTTTGAGAAGTGCAGGAAGTAAGTTAAAAATAAAACGGGAAGTGTAAATATATGAGGGTCATTAAACGCTCAGGTCGTATTGAGGATATGAAATTTGACAACGTCACCAATAGGATCAAGAATTTAACGTACGGACTCTCGGAGAAGTGTGATTCTTCAAAGATTGCGCAGCAGGTGTTTTCGTCTATGTACGACAACATCACAACCCAAGAAATTGATACACTCTCCGCTGAAATCTGTGTTGGTATGATCACGTCAGACCCTGATTACGAAATCCTCGCTACACGCATCGTCGCGAGTAATATACAGAAAGTGTGTCCTAATAACTTCCATCTCGCGATGCGTAAACTTCAAAAGGTTGATGTTGTCACCGATGAAGTTGTAGAGGTTGCACAGCAGGTCAAGGGTGTCATCGATGCCGACCGAGACTTTGACTTTGGCTACTTTGGTCTCAAGACACTAGAGAAGAGTTATCTTCAGCGCGTGGATGGTAAACTCATCGAGACACCACAGTACATGTTTATGCGTGTCGCTATCGGTATTCATGGAAACGATATCAATTCAGTCATAGAAACGTACGACATGATGTCGAGGGGTCTGTTCATTCACGCGACACCCACTCTCTTCAACGCGGGTACACCCCGACCCCAGATGTCTTCGTGCTTCCTCATCGCTGGTAAGGATGATTCTATCGATGGCATCTACGGAACCTTGACCGAGTGTGCTCAGATCAGTAAGTGGGCAGGTGGTATCGGTATGCACATCCATAATATTCGTGGTAACAAGTCCCGTATTCGGGGAACAAATGGTCAATCCGATGGGATCATCCCTATGCTTAGGGTGTTCAACGCCACTGCACGGTATGTAAACCAGGCGGGTCGTCGCAAGGGGTCCATTGCGGTGTACCTAGAGCCATGGCACTCGGACATCATGGACTTCCTCGAGCTGCGTCTCAACCAGGGTGACGAGGAAGCCAGGTGCCGTGACCTCTTTTCGGCCATGTGGATTCCGGATCTATTCATGAAGAGGGTCGAAGAAGGTGGGAACTGGTCCCTCTTCTGTCCCGACAAGGCTAAGGGCCTTTCGGATGTCTATGGCAAGGAGTTTGAGGCGCTGTATACCAAGTACGAAGAGGAGGGTCTCGCGAACGCGACTGTTCCCGCTGCCGATGTCTGGAAGGCAATTCTCAAGTCTCAAACAGAGACTGGTACACCCTACATGCTTTACAAGGATGCGTGCAACGCCAAGTCGAATCAAAAGAATCTCGGTGTGATTAAGAGTTCCAACTTATGCACGGAAATCCTAGAGTATACCGACAAGGATGAGACATCTGTATGTAACCTGGCGTCTATCGCACTCCCCAAGTATGTCAACAAGGACACGAAGACGTTTGACTACGACGCACTCCACAAGGCTACAAAGGTGGTCACGAAGAATCTGAATCGGGTCATAGATCGCAACTTTTATCCCGTGGAAACGGCAAGGCGTTCCAACATGAAGCACCGCCCCATCGGTATGGGTGTTCAGGGACTCGCGGATGTATTCATCCTTTGTGGTCTCCCCTTCGACTGCGAAGAATCTCGTCTCATGAAC